GCCATTTATGAAAAACAGCCGTACCAGTTTGTTAGTATTGATAGGGTCAATACGAACTCTATAAATTCAATGTATTGGAATAAAAGTCATACATTTCATGTAGCAGATATTAGAGATCAGCATATAATTGATACTATTTTCCAATTTGAGAAGCCTGATATAGTTATCCACGCGGCAGCAGAAACTTTTGTTGATGCGTCTCTCACAGATCCAAATTCATTTATTACTTCAAATGTGCTAGGAACTCAAGTAATTATTAACGCTTGCATTAAGTATAATGTCGAGAAATTGATCTATATTTCTACAGATGAAGTATATGGACATTTAACAAGCGAGGAAGACCCTGCTTGGAATGAAGATGCTGTTCTTAATCCTAGAAACCCATATTCAGCATCTAAAGCCGCAGGAGAGTTGCTTGTGAAAGCCGCTCACCAAAGCCACGGATTAACTTATAACATTACGAGGTCATCTAATAATTACGGTCCAAGGCAGACTACAGAAAAGTTCGTCCCCAAAGTTATAAAATGCATTCTTGAAGATAAAAAGATTCCTGTTTATGGTCAGGGGTTACAGATTAGGGATTGGACTCACGTATTTGATAATTGTGCTGGCATTATGGATGTTCTAAATAAAGGCGAGCCCAATCAAACATATAATATAGCTGCCAATCAAGAATTTACAAATATTGAAGTAGTACAGAAGATTTGTAATGTAATGCAAAAAGGTCATTCATTAATTGAATTTGTTAAAGATAGACCAGGGCATGATTTCAGATATAGTATCAATTCCTCCAAAATGAAAAGTTTAGGTTGGGAGCCAAAATATAAGTTTAAAGACGGAATTGATCAATGTATATCGTGGTATTTGGCAAATCAATGGTTTTTGAAGTGATATATCTATAAATAGATAATTTTATTAGGAGAATTTAATGGCAGCGACATCAGTTACAGAAGAGACTCAATCAGAAGAATTAGTAGATGACGTATCACACGTTGAAGTTAAAAAACAAGAAGAGTCAGTAGATTTAAACAAGTTAGCCGCATTAAAAGCTAAAAGTCAGGCGAAACAACAGGAGAGTAAAATGGCAGCTAAAATTGTAGCAAAGAAAGAAAGAAGTCTTGCATTAGGCATTATCGGTTCAGGTCAAGCTGGATCTAGAATAGCTGAGTCATTCTATAAATTAGGCTATGATGCCATTGTAGTTAATACTGCAATACAGGATCTTAAGTTTATTGATATTCCAGATTCAAATAAATTACTTTTAGAATATGGTCTTGGTGGAGCTGCCAAAGAAATTGAAATTGGTAAAGCTGCCGCTGAAGCTCATCGTGGCGAGATTACTCAATTACTTAATGATAAGCTTTCCAACTCTCATGTCAATGTGCTTTGCCTTAGCTTAGGAGGCGGTTCTGGCGCTGGTTCATGTGAGACTATGGTAGAACTCCTAGTAGAGCAAGGAAAGCCCGTAGTGGTCATTACTGTGCTTCCTATGGATACTGAAGACGCACAGACCAAATCAAATGCTCTTGAAACGCTTTCAAAGCTTTCTAAATTCGCTCAAACCAAAAAGATAAACAATTTAATTGTAGTTGATAATGCTAAAATTGGAACCATATACAATGACGTCGGGCAGATGTCATTCTATGGTGTAGCTAATAAAGCAATTGTAGAGCCAATTGATATTTTCAATGTTCTATCTTCAATGCCATCAGAGACGAAACCTCTTGACCCAATGGAATTCTCTAAGATATTCCTTGATGGAGAAGGTTTAACCGTCTATGGTGAGTTCTCAATTCCTAACTTCTCTAATCCAGAGGCTGTTGCAGAAGCTGTTATTGATAATTTATCTAATAACTTATTAGCTGAAGGTTTTGATTTAAAGCAAGCTAAGTATGTTGGTTATATTGTTGCTGCAAACAAGTCTGTTTGGGATAGAGTATCATCTGCCAGTATTGAGTATGCTAATCATATGATTAATGATCTTTGTGGATCTCCAAAAGGAGTATTCAAAGGTATGTACGTTACCGATATGCCAGAAGACGTAATTAAAGTATATTCAATGTTCTCGGGTCTTGGATTACCAGCTTCTCGCGTAGAACAGTTAAAGAATGACACTAAAGAGTTACAACTAAAAGTTAAAGGAAAAGATGACGCAAGAAATCTTACACTTAACTTAGACACTGGAACAAATGAAACAATCTCAGCTGCTCAAAAGATTAAAGATAAGATTGCTGCAAAGTCATCTTCATTCGGAAAATTCGTAACTGGAGTTGTTGATAAGAGAAAATGAGAAAAGCATATAAAATAAGTAAGTCTTTTACATTTCCTAATAGATCGCGCTGCTCAGTATGTGGTTGCTTTCCAGATATTATTTCTAACCCATTAGTTAATGGCGTTCCTGTTTATTTTTATAAACATGCAGTTAGAAGAATGAAAACTGTTTATAATAAAGCGTATGTAATGACGCATGTCCCTGTAAGAGGCATGACAACTATTTATAGAAATAGGCGAGCTAAAAGAGGAGAGTCTACTAGGTTTCATAAAAATAGTAAAGATAATCTTTCTATAAATCATTCCGCTATTACATCATATTCATTATGTTGTTTGTCATGTTTGAAAACAAAATGGGGATTTGATTGGAATAATGGATCGGCACCAGAAATAAATAATCGTAGAAGTAAATATTAATGGAGAAACATGATTGATGGAATTGATGTGGCATACCCACAAGGAATAATTGATTGGAAAGCTGTTGCAGATTCTGGTAAAATAAAATTTGCTTGTACTAAAGTTACTCAAGGATTAAAAGCAGTTGACCCCCAATTTAAAAATGATTGGAATGGTATTGCTTCAGTAGGGCTAATAAGAGGAGCATATCATTTTGCAGACACCTCTAATGACCCTGTGGCAGAAGCCAACCATTTTATGGATACATTAGGTCAACCTTCTATTACTGACTTCTTAGCATTAGATATTGAAGTATCTAGTCTATCAGGAGTCATGTTTGTTCATTGGGTTGTTTCATGGCTAGAAACTGTTGAACAGAAAACTGGTAAGATACCGTTTATTTATACTGGTGGTCCATTTTTCAATCAACACTCTTCTCCAATAGCAATGCTTAACTATGATCTTTTAAAGAGATATCCATTATGGCTTGCTGGCTATGTAACAAATCCAGATAACTTTTTACCTGAAGTCTGGAAGAAGATTGGCTGGATACTTTGGCAAAAGGCAGGAGATATTGCGGCGCCAGGAGATAGTCCGTTACATGTTCCAGGAATAAAGGGAGTTGTTGATCATGATGTTTTTAGAGGGACAGAAGATCAGCTTAAACAATTAATTCTTAATTTGCATACGGGTCAAGATAATGACGTATCAAGCATGGTATCTACTATAGTAAGTCAAGCAGTTTAACTATATAAAATGTCGAGAGAATAGTGCCGGATATATACTATAATGGTATAGAACTCCGGCATTATCATGACAAAAATAACAATACGAAACCATAACTGTCAGATTACAGAAGAATCTGATTTAGACCATATTCTAGCTTTAGATAAACATCTTTCTTTCAAAGTCCAGGGTGCCGAGCATACGGCAGCTTATCGTGGATTTATAAATAGGGATGGAGACTTTGTAAAATGGGACGGCTTGAAGAAGCTCCTTACCCCAACGCTTCAGTTTGCTACTGGATTATTAGATAGAGTTCAAGAATTCTATAAAGACGCTGGAAAAGAAGTTGAAGTAATTGACAATAGATCTCCAAAATCAATAGGTATTTCAAAAGATATATTATCAAAATTAGCGAAATTAAATAAAAATCCTTACCCATATCAATTGGAAACTTTAGACGCGGTTGACAAAAATGATAGAGGAATTATAAAGGTAGCTACAGGTGGCGGTAAGTCATTAATTGCCGCATTAATTGCTGCAAAATTAGGAAAGAAAACAATTATTTATGTAATTGGTAAAGATTTACTTTATCAATTTCACGATTTTTTCTCCTCTATATTCGACGAACCTATTGGAATTATTGGTGATGGCAAGTGCAAAATACATGACATTAATATCGCCAGTATATGGACAATTGGGCAAGCAATTGGTATGGATAAGAAAGAGATCCTATTAGAAGGCGATGATGATGAGGAGCTTATAAGTAAGAATAAGTATATAGAAATTAATAAGATGATGAAGGAAGCTAAAGTACACATCATCGACGAATGCCATATGTCAGCTTGCGAAACGATTCAGCAAGTCTTTAAACACTCTTCAGCTGAACATATTTACGGATTAAGTGGCTCTCCATGGAGAGATGATGGCGCTGACTTAATGATTGAAGCTATACTTGGAAAGTATATTGTAAACATTTCAGCATCAAGACTTATTAAAGGAGATTTTTTAGCACAACCATTAATTAGATTTAGAGTTACGCCTCCATACCCATATGAGATTGAGAAAGTATATCAATCAATATATAAAAAGTATGTAACAGAAAATGATGCGCGTAATGGATTGATTCTAGATGCAGCAAAAACTATGGTTGATAAAGGATATCAAACATTAGTATTATTTAGCAGTCTTAAGCATGGTAAGATTTTATATGAGCTATTTAAAGAGCACATGAGCTGTGCTATTTTAGATGGAAAGAATGATAAGGACGAAAGAGATAAAGTAAAACAAGATCTTATGAATCATAAGATTAGTTGTGTATTAGCTTCTAGAATTTTTGATATAGGAGTTGATATTCCAAGCTTATCTGGTCTTGTTATAGCTTGTGGCGGTAAATCTACAGTCAAAGCATTGCAGCGTGTTGGTCGAGTTATTAGAAAATATGAATCAAAGAAAAATGCTGTCGTAGTTGATTTTATAGATCAGGCTCCATTCTTGCTAGAGCACTCTAAAGCTAGATATAAAATCTATAGTTCTGAAGACGGATTTGATGTGAAACTTCCATCATCAGTTAAGTGGAGAAAAAAATGAGTTGGAAAGGTAATAATATTCCATATAGATATGAGCAAACTATTCCACGTCTATGCTATAACTAATAATATAAATAAAAAAGTTTATATAGGAAAAACATCTGGAGATTATCATCGAAGATGGAAAAAGCATTGTAAAATTGCAGAAGGTAAAGGATCTTATGCCTCTTATACTAAATATGCAATTCATTTAGCCATTACAAAATATGGTATAAATAATTTTTCATTTGCGATTTTACAATCATTTCATGCTGAAGACGAGGCATTTCAATTTGAAATTGAATGTATTCAAAAATATGATTCCATAAAAAACGGATATAATATTGCTATTGGAGGTAAAAGCGGAGGCTCAGGAGAAAATTCTAATGTCTCTATATTTTCTAATGATGATGTAATAAGTATATTTACAGATTTTACAAATGGATTAAATGGTGCTAAGATTTCTAAAAAATATGGATGTAGCAAAACAACTATTTACGATATTGTTAATGGTATCACATATTGCTCTGTTGATGTTGATAAATCTTTACGCGATAAGGCAATCCAAATAATTTTTTCTCAAAAGAAAACACCAACAGATCAATTAAGTGTGCAAAAGATCTCAGATGATTATTTAAAAGGACTCTCATATAGACAGTTGGCAAAAAAATATAACACTTCTACATTTTCAGTGCAGAAACTTATTAAACTAGTAATAGATCAATCTATTATAGATGAAAATAAAATGCAGCCAATTAATGATTTATTTGGAAATCAAATTATTGAAGAATATATAAAAACTGATATAACGGCGATAGGTCTTGGAAATAAGTATAGTATTTCCAAACATGTTGTTTATGACATATTGCGAGGCAAAACATTTCATATCGAAAATTCAAAATTACAATTAATAAAAGCTGTAAAAAAAGCAAAATCAGCACGAAAGATAAATGTCAAAATCAAATAAAACTGTAGAAACATTTTTGCTTTTTATATTGGTGCTTGCATTGATTTTTAAATGGAGCGGCAAAAATGATAAATAAGAAAGAAAAAGAAGCCACAGGAGGAGAATTAACAGACGCTCCAAATGATCAATATCAAAAATTCTTCAATAAGTTCAAAGAGATAGAAACACTAGATGCGTCGGAATTCAAACCGGTGCATCTTTTGGCTTATTTTTGCAAGAAATACTTTGATACATATAGTGTGAAATATCAATTCAAGTTTAATAGCCCAACACCTACGAAATGTTTTGAGGTTTTTCAAATTAAAAAGCTAGCTTCTATGCTAACAGCAAATCCAAAACTTCTTAAAGAGTATATAGATTGGATCTATGAGAACAAAGTTGTTAAAGCTAAAAGACGACTAACATCTATTTCATTCATGACGAATGAAGGTATTGTTAATGAATATAAAATAAATGTATTATTAGCTGGTAAAAAGAATTTATCAGTAGACAGATCCACTCCTCTTCCAGACAAGTTTAAAGACATTTTCAAAGCAGCAGGGGTCACACTATCTAATTATGGAGAGCTTGCATTCTTATCTCAGCTAAGTGACATGCCACTAGAATTAGTAATGGCATTTAAACAGGCAGAAGAGAATGGGTTTGACAAAGAAGTATTAGGGAGAATTATATGAAACTAGAAAAAGGTCAATATGTTGAGTGCTTGTTAAAAAATGGATGGATTGTTGCCGGAATAGTTGAAGAACTAAGCAGCTCTGGATTAGAATTAATAAGATCTGATAAGCAGGGCATTACAATTATAATGAGACCAGATGAAGAGATATCTGTTATAAAGATTTTTTACCTCCAACCTAGCGATGAACCAAAACAAGAGGCTAAAGTTCCATCAAAATACAAACCAATTGTAGAGGCTATGAAATCTTATGATCCATATGAAATGCCGCATGAAGATCCTAGCAAGATAAAAACATTAGTTGATCTTCGTAAAGAAATGTTAAAGCAAGAAAAAGAAGAGATTGCAAATAAATTAAAGAGCCATACAGTTGGTGAAGTAAAGGAAGTTAAATATGGATATCCAAGACTTTTCACGAAGCAGAGCACTAAATAATATTCCTAGTAGAAAGTTACAAGATTTTCTTGCAGCTATTGAAGCCAGTGATGATACTCAAGAAGTAAAACATGTAAAATTAATTGCAGCTAATAGATATGCTGAAAGCAATATTCCTTTTGAATATTGGGTATTGAAAATGGAAAAAGATTTTACAGGAGATCCAAGATTATTGAAAAAGTATGAAGAGTATATTAAAGATTTGAAGTCTTCATATATACAGGGATCATCGGTTTGTTTTGCTGGTGGTCATGGATTGGGTAAAACATTTACGGTTACTTGTATTCTAAAGAAAGCTTGTCAAAAAGGATTTAATTGTCTTTACACTACGCTTAGCGATATTGTAAGCGTAATGACAAGTGGATTTGGAGAAGATAAGTATTTAGCTAAGCGTGAATTGGCAATGGTAGATTTTTTGGTAATTGACGAATTCGATCCTAGATTTATGCCATCAGATAATGCGGCAGATTTATATGCAAGAAGTCTAGAAAGTGTGTTTAGAACTCGCAGTCAAAACAAACTGCCAACATTAATGTGTACTAATAGTCCAAATGTTGTCGAGAGTTTCAACGGTCCACTTAAGGCAAGCGTTGATAGTTTAATGCGCGGATACTTAAAGATATTCCCAGTTCTTGGAGATGATTTTAGAAAGAGGACGAAATGAACGGAATAGGAAAAAATCAACTAGTTAGAAGTTTATGTCGTTTAGCTGCGCATCATTGTTCTTATAGCAAGCAACCATGTGACTGTAAATATATTCAAGAAGATACTACAAATATTGCAAGCATGTCTGAGGAGGGATCTGGATGTCCAGAACTTACAGTTGCTGCGATGTTGATATCTCAATTATCAACTATACAGTATGAAGATTTGTGTAAAAAATCAGGAGTCACAATAAGTGAAGAAACAGCTGATGTTCTTTGCTTGATTGCAGATTTTCAAAAGAAAAGATTAGTGCCAATTGAAAAGACACAAGATGATAAAGCAATATCTCGTGTTAGATGCGGTGGTAAAGGTAAATCAGCTTATGTTCCAGCAAAACTTCCTAAAGGAGTTCTATGAGCTTTAACGATCTAGACCTTTCTATCCTTAAAACAATTGTAACTAATAAAAAATGTGCTATAGATTTTGCAAACGAATGTGATCCCAAATTATTTTCTCCAGATATTTGGAATGCTGCCAACTTAATTGTAAGCTATGTAAGAACATATAAAGATCTTCCAACGCTTCGAGTTATGACTGAAAAGCTTTCAAAAGGAAATAATGAAAAACTTGTCAAACACGTAACTGAAGTTTGGGAAACTTTAGAGACATTTACTTATAATGACAAAGAATATAAACATGATCTAAGTAAGCTTAAAAGAAGATTCGCTGAGAAGCAAATATCTCAGATGAAAGACTCTTTGAATAAATTAGACCCTGCTAATGTTGACCTTGATAAGACTCTTAAAGAGATTACTCAAACAGTACATACAATTAAGAATCTAAATCAAAAGAAAACCTTTGAGAGAAAAACTCTTAAAGAGGCTGTTCCTATTTTTAGAGAAGAGTATAATGCCAAGATGATCGATCCAACATTCGATCGTGGTATGATGACTGGATATTCTGTTTTAGATAATGTCACTGATGGTTTAAGACCAGGAGAGTTATTATTAATTGGAGGAGAGTCTTCATCTGGAAAGTCCATGTTGCTTATGAACATGGCAATTCAAATGTGGCTACAAGAGAATAATGTTGATATGGAAGATGGATTTACTCCAGGTCAAGACGTATTATATTTCTCTTTAGAAATGCCTTTTAAACCATGTTTAAATCGTGTTCTTTCTAGATTATCTAGCTGTCCATCTAAGCTTATTCGTAATGCTAAATTGAATAATGAAGATGCAATCAAACTTAAGAAGACTCTTAAGTTCATATCTAAATATCCAAATCAGTTTGAAATCGTAGACTATCCTCGTGGAGCCACGATGGAAGATCTAGAGATGATCTATGAAGAAGTCAAGGCGTATTACGATCCAAAAATTATCGTAATAGATTATCTTGGTCTTATGGATTATGAAGACAAGGACATGGATGACTGGTTGAAACTTGGTAAAATCTCTGAGAAAATTCATGAATTCTCTCGCGTTCATAACGTGACAGTCTTGAGTGCCGTTCAGTTGAATAGAGCAAAAAGTAAAGAGCCAGAGGATAAGATTGGAATGCATCGTATTGGTAGATCTGCATTAATCATGCAGAATGCTAACATTGCAGTGCAGATTGAAACTAGAATTAATGAAAAGAATTATCCTGATATGATTTACCATTTGATTAAGAATCGTGATGGTGCATTAGAAAAAGGAACTCTAATAAAGAATCTTGCATGTGGAACGCTATTAGATAATAAAGTAGATGAAGATCCTACTACATTTGAAATGCGTGATCCCGATGATATCTCAAGCAAGATAGAATTATTAGACATCTAATAAGGGGCTTGAGATGAAGAACTATGAAGAGATAGTTGGGGAAGCCGTAAGAATAGAATATACAGAACAAGATGGAAAGTTATATATTGTATTTGAAATTCTAAATGAAAAATATAAGCAAGATATAATTAGAGACTGGACTAAAGATATTGAGTTTAGATTAAAAGATAAACAATTGATTAAGGAAGAATAATGAAACTTAAAGATTTAGAACATTTACCAAATCCGGTAAGGCTAGGATTGACATCTCAAGATAAGAAGATTTACAAACAGATATTGCGTGATAAAAAATTAGATCAATATGCTATTGATAATAATTTACGTTTAATTAGAATAACTGATGAACAGTTAAAGACTTTTTCAGATGAAGAGGTCTATAGTTATTTGGAGAAATAATGCCAACTTATTTATATTTATGTGAGCCACAATCTAAAGAATTTGAAGAAGTGCATTCAATATCTATTGTATTAGAAACATGTCCAGAATGCGAGAAGAATAATTTGCCATCTCATAAACCAAAAAGATTAATATGTTCAGCAACCCCTGGTACTGTAGAGCTAACTGGAAATGATCTAACTGATAAAATTAAAGCAGATACTGCTAAATTAAAAAAAGATATGGGGAAATCTGACAAGATGTATGCGAATATGCTTGGAGATGATAAATATCATCAATTACAAACAAGAATGGATAGGCAGAAAAGAAGATAATATTTTTACCATTGACATCTAAAATTTTATAATTACATTGTAATTGATAATACTACATATTTGAGGAAAAATGCCGACGTATATTTATAAATGCGAAATTCACGGAGAATTTGAAGAGGTTCATTCTATATCTGAACAATTAGAATTCTGTCCAAAATGCGAAGAAGAGGGATTGACTCCTCAAAAAGTTACTAGACTTATTGCTTCTGGTGGAACATTCATTCTACAAAATGGCGGAGTTGGGTGGGCAAGGGACAAATATGGCGGTTAAAAAAAATGATAAGCCAAGCGAACGTAATCAAAAGCTCCAGAAAATCTTGGGGCTTCTTAAATTCGTTTTATCGCTAGATGATGAAGAGATTACAAAATCGACAATTGAATCTATTATAGAACTTTTAGAAGAAGAGATCAATAAATAATACATTTTGTGGTTTAAGTTTGGGTATCAATAATTAAGTATATGCTTACTTTAATTGATGAGGAAAGAATAAATGCTAACAGAACAAGAAGCACAAGAATTAATGATTAAGCTTATTGACCTTAGAGGTCAATACAAAAAAGGCGATGATCCAAAACTCATCACTGAATTGAAAAAACACGAAAAGATTTGTATCGATAATTTCAAGTATTTAGTTACTATGAAAACTGGTCGTTACAAAGCTTTTTCTAATTATGACGATTTGAATCAAGAAGGATTTGAAGCTTTGATTAAATCAATGAATAACTATAATCCAACTAAAGGATCATTCTTTTGGTGGGCTCATAAGTATATTGATACTAGAATTTCTAGAAGCGCAAACCTTCATACAACCATTAGATATCCTTTAAAAGTGGCAAAGTTAAATACTCCTCACAAAGAAGCGGTCATGCCTACTTTAATTGAAGAAAGATATTGCCCAGATAAAGAATTAGAAGATGTGCAAATTAATTTTGCTATTCAAGAAGCTACAGCTTTACTTACAGATCAGCAAAAAGAAATTATTGAATTAGCATTTGGGTTTGATGGGGATAAACCAATGTCAATTAATAAGATTTGTAAAAAGCTAAATATTTCAAGACCTCACTGTGTGAAGGCAATTAATGGAGCCCTCTCTTTGATGAGGGACCATATCAAAGTTTAACAAATTATGGCAATTTAAGTAATGAAACTTAATTCTTAAGGACGAATTATGATTGGATACACTTATTCTGAGGTTTTAGAAGCCTCCACAAAATATTTTGATAATGATGAATTTGCAGCAAAAGTATTTGTTGATAAATATGCTTTACAAAATCAAGATGGGCAATATTTAGAGCTAACACCTCAAGATATGCACGCTCGCTTAGCAAAAGAATTTGCAAGAATAGAAAAGAAATATAAAAATCCATTAAGTGAAGAAGAGATATTTAGCTTAATAGATCGTTTCAAATATATTGTGCCACAAGGCAGCCCTATGTCTGCTATTGGTAATCCATTTCAATTACAGAGTATTTCAAATTGCTTTGTAATTCAAGGCGTTAATTCTGATAGCTTAGATTCTTATGGCGGAATCATGCTTGCTGATCAAGAACTTGCTCAGATCATGAAGCGTCGTGGCGGCTGCGGATTAGATCTTTCTGGTATTAGACCTAAAAACATGATAACAAATAATGCTGCCAAAACAACTGATGGCATTGCTGTATTCATGGATAGATTTAGTAATACATGTAGAGAAGTTGCACAGAATGGTCGTCGTGGCGCAGAAATGCAAACACTCTGTGTAGCTCATCCAGAGATTGAAACATTCATTAATATCAAAAGAGATCGCTCAAAAGTAACTGGAGCAAATTTGTCAATCAAATTGACAGATGAATTTATGAAAGCTGTAAGGTCTGATGAAAATTATACATTACGTTGGCCAGTAGATGTATCACCTTCAGAATCTAAGATTACAAAGCAAATAAAAGCCAAAGAGATTTGGGATCAAATCATAGATGCAGCCTGGACTTCAGCAGAGCCAGGTCTTTTATTTTGGGACAATGTTACTAAAACAACACCATCAGATATCTACGCTCTTGAAGGTCATCGCTCAATCTCTACTAATCCTTGCGGAGAGATTGTTCTGCCAGCTTATGACGCATGTCGTTTATTAGTCCTTAATTTAGTATCATATGTAAAAAATCCATTTACTAAAGATGCAATATTTGATTTTGCTTTATTTAAGAAGCATACAATTATTGCTCAAAGATTAATGGATGATATTATTGATCTTGAAATTGAATGTATTGATAGGATAATTGCCAAAGTAAAAGATGATAAAGAACCAGAGGAAGTTAAATCTGTTGAGCTTAATCTTTGGAATAAGATTAGAGCCATGAATATTAGTGGTCGTCGTACTGGTCTTGGTATTACTGCTTTGGGAGATGCTATTGCTTCATTGAATCTTAAATATGGATCAGCTGGATCTATTCTAGTAACGAAAGATATTTATCGTGCATTAGCTGTTGGCGCACATACATCTTCATGTATTATGGCTAAAGAGCGCGGTGCATTCCCAATCTTCTCATATGCAAAAGAAAAAGATCATGAGTACCTTAAAGGTATTATGACTGATGCTGGTAAAACAGTTATGGCAATGTGGAAAAAGACTGGTCGTCGCAATATTGCACTTACAACTACAGCACCAACAGGATCTGTATCTACATTAACTCAGACTACATCTGGAATTGAGCCAGCATATTTACTTTCTTATGTTCGCAGAAAGAAGATAAATCCTTCTGACAAGAATGCAAGGGTCGACTTCGTTGATGCTATGGGAGACAAGTGGCAAGAATTTCTTATATACCATCATGGTGTTAAGAGATGGATGGATATCACAGGCGAGACTGATATTACAAAATCTCCATATTGGGGAGCTACGTCAAATGAAATTGATTGGGTTGCGTCTGTAGAAATTCAGGCGGCAGCACAAGCGTCAGTTGATCATAGTATTAGTAAGACTTGTAATCTTCCAGCAAATGCTACAAAAGAAACTGTGGCAGCAGTATATATGCGTGCATGGGAATCAGGCTGCAAAGGATTCACAGTATATAGAGACGGCTGTAGAACCGGAGTATTAATTAGTGAAGATTCTGCAAAGAAGCCAACTAAGAAAACTGATGAAAGACCAGATCAAATAGAAAAATCATTAGCTCCAAAAAGACCATTAGAGTTATCTTGTGATATCAAGAAAGTAAAAGTAAATGGCGAAGCTTGGACAATCTTTACTGGATTATTGAATGGTAAACCTTATGAAATATTTGGCGGATTATCTAAGTATGTTGATATTCCAAATAAATATAAATCAGGTAAGATAATAAAAAATGGAAAGAATGCTAATGGTGTAACTGCATATAACTTATCAGTTGGTGAAGGTGATGATCAAATGTTAATAAAAGATATCTCAAATCTTTTTGAAAACAAAAGTCATGGTGCATTTACAAGAATGGTATCTCTTAACCTAAGACATGGAACGCCAATTGAATATGTTGTAGAACAATTAACTAAAGATCAATATGCTGAGATAACTTCATTCTCAACAGTTCTTGCTAGAGTGTTAAAATCTTACATCAAAGATGGTGTGAAAGTAACATCTCAAAAGAAGTGTCCAGACTGTGGGGCAGAAGGATCTTTAATATATTATGAAAATTGTGTTAAGTGTACTTCTTGTAACAATGGAAAGTGCGGATAATTTATCTACCAATTAACTGACATCACTTATAGATGAAAGGTACGATTTTATTAAATTATGACGCGAATGTTAGCGAGGAATCGGAACAAGAGCGTAATCGATTTTTAAAGGGTTTATTAGACCAGATGGGCGTCCCAGTCTCTGACTTTTGGACCTCAGATGGTCTTTTGTCTATTGACCAAAAAATAAAATTGAGGCAGATCCTGTCAACATATGATGTTCAAGTTATAGACGACTTGGATGGTCATATGCAAGTATATGTTGATAACGAACTTGTGGGTGAGTGGCACAAATGTAGTTATAAACTTAAAAAAGATCTGCGCCAACGAGATCCCAAGAAACAACTTTTCATTGAGATGGAAGTAAATTGCTGGTCACTTTTTGAAGAATCGGAATAAAAACAAATATGAGAAAAACATTTCTTTTAGACACCTCTGTATTGATTGATGACCCTTGTGCATATAAACATTTTAACAATAGCGATGTAATCATACCAATTGCCGTTTTGAATGAACTTGATAATTTAAAAAAATTACCAGGCTCTGCTGGAAAGAATGCCAGAGTTTCTATTAAATTATTAGATGATATTAGCAATCAAGGTGATATTAGCACTGGCGTAGATCTTGATAATGATATTATGCTTAAAGTAGATGCCACCTATTATGATACTAAAAGTCCTTTATTTGCAGGCTTTGGAGATCCAACTTATGGTGATACTCAAATTCTTGCTTGTACATTAGTTAATTATTTAGAGCATCCAAATAAAGATGTTACATTAGTAAGTAATGATATTAATCTTAGAATTAAAGCAAAGTCGCGCGCAATCAATGCAATCTCTCATCATTCTGGTAATTTTAATGCCTCTGATCTTTACTTAGGATCAAGAGTGGTAGTTAATCCTGAAGCTGGAATTGAGTTACAACAAAAGAATGTCCTTGATCCAAGATTATTTGGCTTAGCAGATATGAATCTACATGAGTGTGTATTATTTGAAGATGAGTTTGGTAACGGAATTGCCATGGGACGTAAAGTTGGAGCTGAAAAAATCAAGCTTATTAAAAGAGTTTTCCCATGGGGAATCTCTGCAAGAAATAAAGAGCAAACATTTGCCATTGATCTTATTATGGATAAAGGCGTTGATTTAGTTACCTTGATTGGTAAGGCTGGAACCGGTAAGAGTTTAATTGCGCTTGCAGCAGCAGTTGATTTAGTTCTTAATCAAAAGAAATTTGATAAGTTAATTATCTATCGTCCAGTTCAAGCTGTAGGAAATGATATTGGATTTCTTCCTGGAACAATGGAAGAAAAGCTTGCTCCTTGGTTTCAAGCAATCATGGATAATTTTGAATTCTTATTTAATGCCAAAGGGGCTCAACATGGAGACTGGCGTAAGAATTTAGAAATGTTTCAAAGAAAAGGTCAGCTTGAGATGGAAGCTATCACTTATATTCGTGGTAGAAGCATTCCAAATTCTGTTATTTTAGTTGATGAGTGCCAGAATTTAACTAAAGAAGATGTCAAAACTATATTAACCCGTGCTGGTGAAGGTACAAAAATTATATTAACAGGTGATATAGAGCAAATTGATAATACTGGTCTTGATGCAACTAATAACGGATTAACTTATATAATTGAAAAGTTTAAAGATTCCGATTTAGCTGGTCATATAACATTCGTCCAAGGCGAGCGTAGCAGACTAGCATCAAAGGCTGCGGAAATTTTATAAGAGGCAGAGATGACGGAAGAAAAACCAACACCAGACAATGCGCCCCCAACTGAGACGATATTGTCTGATGATCTTAATTCAATTAATTTGGCTAAAGCTAATAAACAGTTAGCTTTAGCTGAAGCTAAAACGGCATTAGCTAAAAATGAAAATGCTGATTTATCATATAAATATACAGTATTACAAGTGTATATGAAATATAGGTTGGATGAATCTGACGTCATTACCGATGAAGGTATAATTAAACGTGGCGCAAACAAGAAGGCAACATCATGAATTTAGATGAATTAACATCTCTTATTACCGTAAGAGACTACGTAGCAAACTCTCTAAATAATAATAGTGTTGATAGAAAAACATTATCTGAATTAGGTGGAATGCTATTGCTTCTTGATAAAAAGATTTTTGGTCTACTCAAAAAAGATGACTTTAAAAAATATATTGACTTTGCTGATGTACGTCAAGCAATAGTAGATAATAGAAAAATTACTAGCGGAGTATTTGACGAAGCTAATAAGATAAAATCTGGTATTAAATAATTTCTCGGGGTAAGTTTATGAGAATAAATTCTAAAGAGCCATTTGGATCAAATGGCTTTTTTACGTTAAAGAATCAAGACTGGTTAGATAAACAAAGAATTGCCGGTAAAACCGTCGCAAAATGTTTAAACCATTTAGAACAAAGAGTTAAAGAAAAAACATCTTTAACAATGCGTCAACTTAGTTTAGAAGCAGAACAAATTATTCTAGACTCAAAATGCACTGCAACTTTCAAAGGCTATAAAGGTTTTCCAGAAGCTTGCTGTATTTCAGTTAATAAAGAACTAGTTCATGGCATTCCTAAAGATTATGTTCTTAAAGAAGGAGATGTAGTGTCTTTTGATTTGGGAGCAACTTATGAAGGAGCCATAGCTGATGCAGCTATTACTTGTATTTATGGAGAACCTAAAAACAAAAAACATGTTGAATTGGTTGCTGCCACTGAGAATGCTTTAATGAAAGCTATTAATGCCATTGCTGTTGGCAAAAGACTTGGAGTAATTGGTTATATAATATCTAGATCTGCTAAGGGTGATGGATTTAATCTAATAGAGCAATATGGCGGTCATGGAATATCAACTGATGAAAACGGTAATGGTATCCCTCATGCACAACCATTTGTAGCTAATAAAGCACAGTCAAATGAAGGAGTAAGGTTCTATGAAGGAATGGTATTAGCGATAGAACCAATGCTAATTATAGGCGATACAAAAACTTATGTGACAGAAGATAATTGGACGGTATGTGGCATGGGAATATCCGCACATTATGAACATACGGTCTTTATTCATAAAGACCAAGTTGAAATAATTACAGATAGGAACCTATAATGAATAGTCGATGGATAGAATATGATATAATAAAAAATGATCTTTTAAAATCTATTTCTGAAAAATTTAACATACCGCATAATGACTTGATTTATGAATTAAATTTGATTAATAAAACAAGAAATACAAAAAGTAAATATTCTTGCGACCATAATTTCTTTTCAAGAGACAATGAGTTATCTTTTTATTGGGCAGGATTTATTGCGGCAGATGGCTGTGCATTTAAAAAAGGTGAAAGTAAAACATTAACCATTTCGCTATCTGAAAAAGATATTAAACATTTAGAAATGTTTAAAGATCATATTCGATTTGATGGCGTAATAAGTAATTCAATTACTAAGCATAGTAAAAATAATCCTAAATGGAATGATTCCATTAAAAGAACAATTTCAATTTCATCTTCGCAAATATTTGAAGATTTAAAAAGGTTTAATATAAATCCAAATAAAACTAAAATATACCAATTTCCTAATTAGCTAGAAAATCATGAATTGGTTAATCATTTTATGAGAGGCTA